TAATAAAAATTCCCGCTCGGCTGGTCGCACACGAGCGTCTGACCTGGCTTGAGGACAATGCGGCCTATCCGGCATCGCCAATGTTTCCAACCCCACATCACAGAGCCCGCCACAGATCGCGCCCCGGAGGCTGATACGACTGGCAGGCCGTGAGGAATGCAGCGGCCATGCACGAGACGGCAATGCCGAGCAAAACTATGATGACCGCTCGTCTCATCTCACACCCTCGCACTTGAACTGGAGACGGTCACTCAGCCGGGGTGAAATCCACGTAGAAGGTATCGCCGGATGCGAACTTGCCGAAGAGCGCCGGATTGGCGATCGTGAACTGCATGCTGACGGAGGGGGACCACCTGGCGAACGTGTTGTTTTCGTCGCTGCCGTCGGCCGGGTATGGGCCGTCACTCTTGGCAACGCCGTGGAAGGTCAGCGTCTCATTGATCGTCTCGCCTGTCTCCGGGTTGCGATAAGGGAACACCGAACCGACACGAACCTTTGCGCGCATTGCAGTCATAGCTGATCTCCTTGATCAATCGAGGTGATGGCGAAGCTCGGACACCGTCATTTCCGGGTCGAGGCTTTCGAGGAAGAGGAGGATTGTCTTTCGGGTGATGCTGACGTCGTGCTTGTTGACGGTCTGCCTCGCACCAGAGCGGCTTTCGATACGGGAGCCGGACGCTATCTCAAGCGCTTCGAGGATTTCCGCTTCCATCTCGCTCTCCTCAGACAGGTAAGCCCGCCACCGGGTTATTCCGGGGACGGGCTGGGGGATTCGGAACCACCACTCGCTGGCGACTTGTTCGGCTCGCTTGGGGGATGGTCGCGGCGCTCTACGTTCCCGGTCGCCGTCCTTTACCCGTGAATATCGCGCCCGAGGACGGACTGATGAACCGTAATGAACGGTAATGGAAGCCCGAGCCTGAGCCCGGGCGAGTGAGGATGCGTCCGGCGATCAACCCGGGCAGAGCCTCAGACAGTGGTACGGGAACCCGATGAATACACGGCCAAAGCCTATACGCATCGCCTGGGATTCGATCTTCCCGCTGCAGGCGATGCCCTACGGCCCATTCCCGATATGCTCAGGCGCACCATAATCGGCCCCGAAGGGTTGCGGCCTACCTGGATTTCGTCCGCAGTTTAACCGACTAGCTTGGCACACTGTGGCAGGTTCCCGCCAAGCTCTGCTGCCATCAGCCGCCCGATTTCAGTTGAGGCGTGGCCTCGAATAGGCTCGGGAAGGTGACCAGGAACGAACCCCAATCCTTCTTGACGTATCCGGCTTACGACGAGAATCCCCGTCTGCAGGCCTTCCCGATTTGTCGGGGGACGGGATGCACCCCGCCTGTCAGACCCTAACCGGAGCGAGCGGGGTTAAGCCCGTCACGCTAATACCGGTATCGTTAGGCCATGGCTCACTTGCCAACCCCGATCTTTGAAACGAAAAAGACCGCCCGGAGGCGGCCTGATTGTGATGACCCATCCTCGCAAATCACCACTATGTATTTCCTATACCCCAGAGAGGTCCTGAGTGGAATACCCTGTCAAGCTCGTTTCCGTATTTTTCCGGTGTTTTCATAGCCAAAATGCACAGCGAGAGCGGTCAGCCCCTGCTTTAGAATTTCTATATAGGCTCGCTGCAGGTTCTTGCTCTGCGTCAGCTCTGCAACCGCCCTACCCTCGCCGGCGACCTTGACCATGATGTCATAGCCAATGCCGAGGACGCGACGGCAATCGGCGAGGTCGATCCCCGCCTGGATCTGCCTATCCGAGAGCGCCGAACGAGGGCCGCCGCCATCGACCGGCTCGCGGCTGTAGTCGAACGATCCGGCACCAGCGCCGCCCAGCGCCTCCCAGATCGCGCGGAACCGGTTGCCCGCTGCCGTCTGTGCCTCGTCGAGCGCGCCGCGCTGCTCGAGCGTGACCAGAGCGCTCTCCCGCATGTTTTTCAGCCCCGTGATCTTTTTCGGATTCCATGCCTCGCCGTCGTGCGCCGGATTGTGCAGCGGGTTGTCGATCTCGCTCAATGTCGGCTGGGCTTGCCGGTGGCCGATCGCCGCCAGCGTCACCGGTGCCATCTTCGCCTTGCGTCCTCGTTTCGCCATTCGTATTCCCTCTCGTGAGCCGCCGCTCGTTATCGAAATTTGGGGTGGGTGATCGCCGCGAGGATCATGTCCATGGCGATCATCTTGTTGATGTGCTGACACCGGCCGATGTCGACGTAAGCCTGGACGCCTGACGGTAGGTGCGTGACCCTCACGCCGGGGCAGGTTCCGACATGCTGTCCGCCACGGCTGTGGATGCCGGGAATAGGACACACCTCGATTTTGATCTGGTCGGCCGGGATGTCGCTCATCGCGCTATCTCGACAATCCGGCCACCGCCGCGGAACAGCTTGCGCTCGGCTTCTGCGAACTTCGCCTGCTTCATCGATACCGGCACGGCGTTCATGAACTCGCCGACCATGTGCCCGTTGAGATGGGCCAGCAGCGCAGCGTGTCCCGCTTCCTTGGCCTCCTGCTGGCTTGCGAAGATGATGTCGTGCTTGCCGTCCCGCAGAATCCGGTTCTCTGACCACCGGACATCGCGGTAGAAGGCTATCCAGCCGTTCGGGGATAGGATCGCACCAGAATTGAAGGCGTTGGTCATTCTTCACCTCGCTGAGCTTTGATCTTGCGGACGGCATGGAGAACGGTCGTGTGGTCGCGACCGCCGAACAGCCGGCCGATTGCCGGATACGACATGTCCTTCCGTTGCTTGTGGATCTCGTACATGCAGATTTGCCGGGGGGTGACGATATCGCGCGTGCGGCGATGCCCCTTGACGTCCTCCCAGGTAATTCCGGGAAAATCCCGTAATACTTCCGCGACGATCTGCTTTGACGGGCGCCGCGGCGTGAAGGCCATTTCCATATCGGCCTTGTGGACATCGAGTGCCGCGCGCAGCGCGATGTTCTCGTGCGCCAGGTCGCCGATGCGCTGGTCGATGGCTTCCCGCCAGGCCCTGATGTGCCAATCGAAGCGCAGCTCAACGATCGTCCACAGCGGACGGATGATGACCACCGGCGCTGGGATCGGCTTGGCAACCGTCGGCGCGATTTCGATCACTTTCGCCTTCGGCACCGGGTTGAACAGCCGCCGGCGCACGTCGGCATAATGCTGGATTTGGGCTGTCAGGCCCGCTTCCGGGTGAAACTCTCTGGCTACAACGTTCATCTGAAGCTCCGTTCTGATCTCGCCAACTCGGCGGCGAGATATTCCTCTCGGGTTTGCGGTTTCTGCAGGTGGGATAGGCCATTGGCCTTGGGAGGGCGCGGATCGGGCGGCTTCGCCGGCTGGTCCTTCCAGCGGTCATCAGACAGCCACTTCACCGGCGAACACCATTGGCGATCATCGGTCTTCGCTGCATAGGCCGCGACACCGGCCATGATCTCGCTGAGGCTGGCGCGCTTGATGGCTTGGGAAAAAGCCTTCTCCGCCGATGGCCTGCCGGTTTTGTTCGGGTAGGCATCCCAAAATCTTTCGAAATCAGTACTGGCTTCGGGCGCGCTCGCGTCTTCCGAAGGATCTGTATCTGTATCTGTATCTGGTGTTGCAGACGCGTTCGCCTGCGTTCTCTTGCGTTCGCGCCACTCTCTGGCGCGTTCGGCCGCGCCGTCCTCGCGCTTTGGCTGGCGCTTTTCCCAGCTGGAAAATCTGCCATCGGTGATCATGCCTTTATCAGCCATTGCGGCGACGATGGCCTCGACCTGTTCTGGTTCGCAGCCATAGAAATAGGCCAGACCTTCAGCGTCATAACCGGCGATCGAGCCACGATCCGACGCCTGAGATGCGCGATCCATCAGCGCCCATGCAACAGCGACGGCAATTCCAGGCGCAACGCCGGAGCGGCGGGCGATACCGAGCCACTTAGGGTCGGTTGGTGCACCATGCCACGAACGGAACCAGTCGTTCATAGTGCACCCCTCCACTCTTCTGGAGTCCTTGCGCCTTTACTTCGATTGCAAGACGCGCAGGCGACGGTGAGATTGGAAGCGGTGTTCTTGCCACCGCGCGATTTCGGAAAGATGTGATCGACGTCAAATGGGCCGTCATTTGTGCCGCAATAAGCACAAACTTCACCGTCACGAAGCAGGACGGCCTCTCGGACCACTTCCCATGGTCCCTCCGGCCAATTGCTTGGATGCAGGTCATAGCGAACGTGGCGAGCGCATTGCACTTTGCTCAGGTGCACAGTGGCCAAATCGGTTGCCGATGGCATAGGCCGCGCCGACGCTCCCCACCCGTCCACCAGCATCATGAAATATCGGCCGACTTCTTCCGTGGAAAGATGGAGAGTGTCCGCTAGGAACGAATTGACGTTTATCTTCATCGGAAGGTCAGCCATTGGCGCACCTCTCGAACAGAAGCTTGTCGGTGGTCGGGTGCTTGTCGACACGGGGGCGAGACGGTGCGCTCCATGAGCGTCCCTTGACTTCGCCAATCTGACGCCAGCCTGCGGCTACAAGCGATGTCCCAGGCTCACTGGCAAGGATGTACGTGCCGATCCGGCGGTAGCCGAGCGCGAAACCGGCCCGTGCAGCTGCGCCGTAAAGGAACGAGCAGACATTTTTGGTGCCGTCAGTCGCCAGTCTGGTGACTTCAAGCGTCCAGCCATTGTCGCGAACACGGGATACAGGGCGGCCGACAATCGCGACGCCGACGATATCGTTTTCCTTCAAGCAGCCGAGGCTGAACTTGTGGCCGACGACAGGCTTGTGATGACGATGGAACATCGACACCCAATCGTTGGCGCTTTCGAGATCCATAGGAACGACAAATAGCTCTCTGCTCATTGGCACACCTCGACGTCAATGACGGCGGCATGGCCCTGAAGGTCATCTGCCCAGCGAGCGGTGACGCACTCGGCCAAGCTGTCATCCGATACGACGCCAGCCTTCACCAGCGCGTCAGAGATAGGCTTGATGATGTTGTCGATGTCGCGTGCCCGCTTTGAGCGCCAATGGCGCTGGGCGACGATTGACAGGCGATACGGGCCTTCAACCTTGCCGACCGTCTGCGCCTTGATTTCGGAGACAGCAGCCTTGCGCCAGTCTGCGTAGCCATCGCTCTTGGTGCTGATAACCTTGCCATCCTTGATAAAGCTCTTTCGAAGGCCGTTAGCCGAAGGCGGCATGGAGGTGATCAGGATACGGGCCGACGCGACCGCCTTCGGCTCGACGAACTGCTCGCGGTACTGCTTGGCTGACATGCGCTCGGTCATGCCAACCTCCTGCGCTTCTCAGGCGAAAGGCGGCTTTGCTCGTAGCGGCGATCAAGCGCTCGGCTCACGAGACGATCCACCATCCAAGGTTCGATATGCCACAGCAGAGAGGCGGCTATCGTTTCAACATCGGGGCCGTGGGTGGCGTAGGCTTCGATGAAGGTCATTCTCGCCCCTCCCAGAATAGCTTCGGAGAAGGCACGGTGAGGCTAGGCCAGCCGATCGGACGCCAGACGTACCAAGCGTGATCTTCCGTGCCGCTGTTTTCGCCAGGGAACCATTGAATGCGATCGACGAGGGCGATTTTGGCGGCGAAACGTTCGTTGTCTGCAAAGAGATGGCGCCGCGTCTTTCCGAAATCGAACTTTGCCGTCAGCAGCAAGGCAACCAAGCCTTTGCAGCGCGTCAGTGCGTATTCAGCGAACAGGACAGCGTCACGATTGCCTTTGCCGTAAGGCGGGTTGGTGATGATCATGTCGACCTGTTCCCAAGTGCCGTGCGGCTTCAGGAAGTCGATGACCATGTCATGTTGCCTGTCATAGGTGGCGATGTCAGAGGTCAGGACGTCAGCACCGGCCTCGCGAAGAACATCAGCCATAAGGTGATTGCCGGCGGCCGGCTCCCATACCTTTTTGCCTCGCACCGGGAAGCGGCGCAGAAGGGCCTCCGTCGCCCATGGCTCGGTCTGGTAGAGATCGTTTTCCTTGCGGGCGTAGTTCGAAGCTACGACGGTCATAGAAGCGCCTCCTGCTGCATGCTCTCGGCGCGATTGGCGATAAACATGTCTGGCTGGGCGTGCTCTTTTCGAAGCCGATCACAGGCTACGTCGAAGTACGTCTCGTCGAGCTCAATGCCGACGAATTGGCGTCCAGTGCGGATTGCGGCCACCCCAGTGGAGCCTGAGCCCATAAAAGGATCCAGAACCACGCCGGACGGAAGAAAGGATAAGCACCACGCCATAAGCGCGACGGGCTTCTGGTTCGGGTGATGCTTTGCGCTATGGACTATGTTCTCTTCGCCAGCGCGCATGATGCCACGCCACAGGTGATCGAAGATGCGGTCTGGACCGGCTTCACTGCACCACGCAAGCTCGACGTCACTACCAGATGGAAGCGAAGTCTTGCCGCACAACTTGTTCCATACCAGCCACCGACGGCGCGGCATAAGGACGTGGTTAAAGTGATTAGCCCCCCAGATGACGCTCGGTAGCTTGAGCTCGAGCAACATCGCAGGATCGAACGGCACCTTGTCGCCAGCGATCGGCTGGAAGTTGCCATCTTTGCGGCTCATCGCCTTACCCGCGCCCTTGCGGCCAGAGTTATGCCCGCTCTTGTAGTCCATCCCGTAGGGCGGATCAGTGAGGAGCGCGTTGGCCTTTTCGATCTCAGGCAGGATGGCGAGGCAGTCGCCAAGATAGAGCGTGCTGCTGCCGATAATCTCTTTGCGTTTCCAAGGCGTCGTCATGCCGCCACCTCGTCGCGCTGATCTTCCTGCCGCTTGGCGCAGGCTCGGAGATAGGCGCCTCTCATCTCTTCGAATTTGTCGAGGTCTTCTTCCTTGATCTCGATGAGATCGAGAGAGCGAGGCTTCTTGCTGTCTCTGCCGTGCTGTTCAAGCCAGAGTGTGACAGAGGCTATGCGGCGGTCGAGCCAGTTCACCATTTCAGCCGGATCTGTCATCGGCGCGTCCTCCAGACTTCTTCGGGATCGATGCCTTCAGCAGCCATGCGTTCAAGCGCAGCGGCCTGCTTGGCGTCATAGTTCGCCCAATGCTCGGCATGCTTCTCCGGTCCCCACTGGTCCCAGGTGGTCTCGCGCTTGCACCGATCAGCGAAATCTTTGTTCTGACGCCACTGGAGGCAGTAATGCGGCCACCACTTGGTCAGCTTGCCGCCGCCGCCGTGCTTGCTGTCGATGTCCGCGCCAATGATTTCAGCAAGGATTTCCGGCGTCAGTCCGCCTTCGATCCGCCCCCAGAAGCCAGCGAAGCTCTTGAAGCCGGTCTCGGACCAGTAGACAGAGCCCGGAGGCTGGACGGCGTAGACTTGGAAGAAGGAAGAGAAGCGAACCAGTGTCGGAATGCCGCGCACCTCAATCTCGATCGGGTCTCGCTCATCCAGTCCGATCTCCATCGGCGCGACGACGCCATAGGCGCGCGTCTCGAATTCCCGCGTTGGCGGCGGCGTCCAAGGCTTGGCTACCACCGGCGGCAGTGGCGGCATCATCAGATCGAACATGGAGAGCTGCTGCATCACCGAACCCTACTCACGCTTTCTTCTGACCAGCCTTGCCCACTTTAGGCACAGCCATTCCCAGCCCCGCCGAAGCAGGCTTTTGGTTAGTCGTTTCATGATCTGTCCCTAGACGTTCGGACCTGTACCGATCCGCTGCTTCCTCGTTCGCCTCGCAGGCACGCTCGTAATAGATTTTGAGGCGGCGATAATATTCGCCAGCAACGTCCTTCATGCCACGCGACTTGTATTGAAGCCGGTAGAGGTAGCTTTCAGGAACGCCGCTGTTTTCCGAGAGGCGATGGCGGATCAGATATTCCTTGTCGCCACGGCCACGGAATTCCATGTCCATAAGCTCGCTGGTCCAACCCTTAGCCTCTTGCAATGCTACGCTTGTCATCTCTGCCTCAGAAATTTTCTTTCCAAATCTTGAGTCACTATTGTTCTTCTCGGAGCGGCTATTGCCGTACATTCCAACTCTCCTGCGCTACACCTGATCCCGTTCCACGGAGACTTCAGATGCGCCGGAGAGATGATGATCACGACCAAGGGTTTGGCCCTGGCAGGCTTTCGCCCTTGGTCGCCGGCCCGCCGTCTGGGCATGCCGTAATTCCATTCAATCGCAGGGCGCCTGTTCCGCATTGCCCTGCCGCCGAAGTCTCTCCGCCGGAGGCTTCGGCACCCCCTTCCCTTGGCCTTCTCGTTCAAGCGGTCGTTCTTCGAACTGCGAACAAGAGGCTGAGGCTTAGTGTTCTCCGGGCCGCCGGGGAGGAGATCGGCGACCCGGAGCTTTGACTGGCCGGAGGGTCGGAAGAGCCAGTCAATTGATCTTCGGCTGGTGCCAACCTTCGGGAGCGCCAGCCTCTTCGTCTCTGCTGCAATTGCCGGACATGCGGATTGCAGCCGCAGTGCATATAAAAAGGGCCGCGATGATGATGCCGACGAACATCCAGGCTAAGGTCATCATGGGCTCTTCTCCGGTCTGGAAATTTGCTTTCGATCGAGCCCGACGCCGCGTTCAATCGCGCGCTGGGCCATTGCATCGACGGATGATTTCGGAAGGATCGGCGTCATGCTCGCGCTCCCGCTGGAAACTCGTGCTTGCTGATCATGAATGGCTGCAGACCATTGGCGACCAGAACCCGGTCTATGGTGCGGATGGCCTCAGTGCGGCCCAGACGGCGCGGCCTGCCCTTCTCCCCGATCGGGCGGACGACATACCAAGAGCCGGACGACTTAATCTCGTAGCCGAAGCCCTTCATGATCTCCTGCAGGTACGACCATTCGCTGGTGAACCCGCGCTTGAAGGTGCGGACCTCTCCGCCCTTGGCGGTGAAGTCGATGATCATGGCCGTCAGTTCAGAACGGGAACGGATGTGAGGGGCGGTGATCATGCTGCTTCCTCCTCGTCGTTCGCCTTCGCGGCTCGCCGTGACAGGCGTCGTCCATGGTTTTCATGGAAGTTGAACTTGGCTTCGGCGTCTGCGCGAGCTCTCGCGGCTTCATCAATGGACGCGAACGTTCCGAGATGTTTTACCTTCTTGCTGACGCGTATCTGCGCCACCCAGCCCTTGCTCGAAGGGCTCCGATGGACACCCAAGACCCCGCTCTTGTTCCGCGGGCCGATGCCCAGATTGTGGGAGTTCTCCTCGAAGGTAACGGACCTGAGGTTTGAAATGCGGTTGTTGCTGGGGTCACCATCGATATGGTCAACCTCGACTTCTGGCCACGCATTGTTAGCGAATGCCCAAGCAAGCCTGTGGGCGTATACAAAGCAGCCACACACGCAGATCAGCTTGTAACCGTCGGGGCGGGTTGACCCGGCGATCTTCCCCGAAAACCTGGAATATGAATGAAATGCATTCGGTGAGGCGAAATCTTCCAATGGTCTATGACGCCAATAAAAATCCCCGCTCTTCTCGTCATAGCGAAGCCGCTTCCGCAATTCTGCGAGTTCAAGCATGAGAAGCTCCTTCGGAATTCTTCCGACAAGACCAGCATTCATGGCTTCCGTAGCCGCCGCAGTTATCTGGGCGAAGGCAATTGGGGCGGATGGATTTGGCCGGAGGGTTACTGACGGTCCCGCCGGCCGTGTTCGAGGTATCTGCGCGCTCCGCGCTGCCATCTACATCGCTACCTCCCGTGTTGGCGCCGACGACGTTCAGCCCGCCGTCGAGGCTTTGGCCTTCGCTGCGATCCTCAGTCGGATCGATCTGGACGGACGACGACGGTTCAACGTCAATGACGTTCGCAAGTCCGGCACTGCCGTTCACTTCAGCGATTGCGTCGTCGTCCGATGGGGAATTGGTGGGGAGGCCAGTGCCAAGGCAGTACGCCTCCCCTGCGCTTTCGGCGCGGGTAGCCACGGTCTCCGAAGGTTGCCCCTCTATCGTAGCCTCAGCCGAGGAATGATCCTCGACCTGAACCGCGGTCCTCTCGGATACCGCCTCCGCCGCCTTGCGCGGGGATTGGAGAGCCTTTGCAGGGCCATTGCCGAACTTGGTGGCGACAGCATCCGCGAGGGCTTTGTTCTCGTGACGCGCTTCCTCGGAGATCAGGCCAGCGTCGGCCATCTCGTCGACGAGGGATTTGTGGTCAGCCATGGCTTCGGAGGTGCGCTTCTTTGCCCGATCCTCACGCGTCGAAGTCGGAGCCTCGTGGAAGAAGTCGGGCTGATCGAGCATGCCCAGAGCGTGGAGGTAGGTGTCGAGGATCTGCTCCTCTTCCATGCGCTGCTGCTCGTCTTTCTTCCGCAGCGCCACGACCCGCTTCATGATGACGGTATCGAAGCCCATGCCCTTGGCTTCGCCGTAAACATCCTTGATGTCGTCGGCGATGGTCTTCTTTTCCTCTTCGAGGCGCTCGATGCGCTCAATGAAGGCGCGGAGCTGGTCGCGGGCTACGCCGTGTGCGTCGGACATTTACATCATCCTCTCGGGGAACTGACGGCAGAAGTGCGCAGGCACGGCATCGGTGAATGCGTCTGTGTCGACGCCGATGATCTGCAGATGGGTGATGAGTTCTGGACCGGCCCGAAACCATTCGCCGCAGAGGCGGAGGTGCGCGAATTCCTCTTTCAGTTCGCCTTCATGACCAATCTTCGCGGGATAACAGGCGACAAGATCGAGGCCGCGCGATGCGCCGGTGAAAAGAGATTTGACCCTAACCCGAACCTGATTGCTCTTGCCGATCTTGATATCGCCAAGACCGCGAGCGCGGATATAGTAGTGCAGGTAGAGGCTAGGATCGGTGGCGCGATAGTCTGCCCAAATCTCATCCAGCTTGCCGGTGCGCCAAGCCGCCATGAAGATGGAATTGAGTTCGCGCGTCGAAGCGTAGTAGCGCTCAATGATCGGGCGCGCTTCGGAAACGATTTCCTTGAGGGTCTTCGAGGAGAGCATTTATGCGGCCTCCTTTTCGACGGCGATGTAGGCTTCGCTGGCGGCCGCCAGATATGCAGTGTGTGCGAGTTCAGCCGTGTCGAAGCTGCCGATATACTTGTTCTTCCCGAGAATGGAGATTTGCGCGATGTACCGGTTCTTGTGGAACGTTACGCCGAGCGGCAGATCATATTTCGACGCGCGCCGCTTGCGTCCACGGCTCTGCGCCCTCTTTCGAAGAGAAGCGACAGCCTTTTCATGGTCGGGATGGCCCTTGCGGTATGGGTTGTTCGGCTGGAACGAGACGTTGTGCTCGAACTTTGCGATATAGACACTGCCCACCTCGTAGGCGCCGGCATCACCGAAACGACACATGACATAGGAACCCCGCCCCCTGCCACGCTCTGCCCATTTCCCCGATTCCTGCCAAACCTGCCACCAGTCCCAAAGCGAGAGCTTCCACTTGATGCCCCGGCGAAGAGCGTTCTGCCTCTGGCTATGGAAAGCACCAGTCGGTGTGGTCGCATTGGTCTTTTCGTTCGATTGCTTGCTTTCGAGGCCGATCCGAACCAGATCGCGATACTGCGCATAAGTGCAGCCATACTTTTCGAGGGAGGCAGCATCCTTCTTCGACTGCGCAGACCGCTTCTTGCGGCTGGACCGAACGCTCTGCCCGCCTTCAACGGCGGACACGCCGGCATATCTGGAAAGGATTTGCCTGACGCGTTCGCGGGTGACGCCATAGACCTCACCAATCTCAGCAAGGGTCTTGCCGCCTTTGTACATTGCGGCCATCGCGTCGGTGCGAGTTGCATCGCAGCCTCGCCCAACCGATGCGTGGACAAATTCGATGCTGTGATTTCGGGCAAGGTTGCCAACGACAGCAACGCGCATCCCAAGGGTTTCTGCCACCTGAGAGCGGGTCATGCCTTTCTCGGCAAGCGCCTTGATGCGATCGACGATTTCTTCTGTGCCAGCCCTGTTCTTGCGGCAACCCTCAAAGGCAAAGCCAAACTTCTTGGCGTAGCGCTTGACGGTGAGGATGTTCAGCCCGGAAGCATTTGCCACCTGAGCTACCGTCATGCCCTTGCCGTCGAACTGCTCGATGGCGAAGGCCCTGTTGATCCAGATATCGGGGTTCATGCTGCCACCTCGACCGTTGGGCGAGGTACATCGTGAGGCCAGATCGCCCCATCGGGCCAATTCGCGGAAAACCATTCGAGCGCGGCATTGTAGCGCCCAACGGTGATGTCAGCCCCGCCTCGAATGGCGGAGAGCTTCTTGCTGTCCTGAAAGACACGGCTGCTGACAGTCTTGTCTTCGACTTTGGAAACCCGACCGTATTCGTCGGCCACTTCGATGAGGTGTTCGATATTGAGCATGGCCCATCATCGGTAATTTAACCGCCCATGTCAACGGTTTTTTTACCGCTCGCACAATCGAAGTCTTATCGGTAATTTTACCTAATGATTAATGTTGAAGAAATCCTCCGCCTGATCGAACGTCATGAAGCTGAGACAGGCGAGACGATGACCGAGTTGTCGCGTCGCGCGACGAACAGCACTGAGACGATCCGAAATTGGAAGCGTAACCTCAAAGACGGGAAAGAATTCAGCGCTAACTTTGATAAGGTGCAGGCTATCTTAGAGGCGATCGGCGTGAAGATCCGACTGATCGGCAACGTCGCCAGCCTTCAGACCCCTGAAGAGGCATTGCGAAGCGCGTTGATCGCCTATGGCGTGGATGCAGATGACATACCGCAAGTCTTCAAAGCAATCATCGGCTTCCGCGACGAGACTTCCGGCGAGCTATCACGATCAGACCATCCTCATGGTCAATCTGCACGCGCCAGTCGCCGCCGTGTATCAGCGCCATAAGCACTGAAATCTCAGCTGCTTTCCGCTTGATAACTGTCTCGGGCGGGGCCGATGGGATCGCGCCCGACGAGTCCCTTAGGGCGGCTACAATTTCTTCATTTCGTGTTTTGTATTTCGGTCGGTACTGGTGAAAGATCGCCACGCTTAAACCCCAAATATCTCCTGCCCAGGGAATGCCGGCATTGTGAACAAAACGAGAACTTAAGCAAGAGTGAATCTATCAAAAATTGATGACGTCAGCACGCCAAGATAGACGATACCGCTAGGATAGCTTCTCGGTTTAATCGGTTTTTTTACCGCCGCCTATTGCATATCGGTTTTTTTACCGCTATAACTTCCATCAACGAAACGCCACGGCGCGGAGATGGAAATGCAGCACATTCGAGATATCGCTACCGATCGCAGCAAGAGCGACCTTCGCTTCAACAGCGCCAAGACGCTCGCCGACTGCAACGCCTACATGGCGATCGAGGCCCAGCGCGCAGGCGCAATCGGCTTCCTTCATATCCGCAAGCCTGAGCAGGCCGTGAAGGGGCCGAACTGGCTGCGCGGCGCAATGGATCGCGTCACCACCCATTACGACTACGCCCGCGAAATGATGGGCATCACCGAGCAGGATCAGTTCTATGCGTGAACAGGACGAAATCGCCCGTCTCCGCATGGGCCTCCACCATGCCGTAGGCTACCTCCAGCACTTCAAGGATGACGCCGAGTGCAAGCTCGTCTCCTACCCTGACAGCATCCAGAGGGCCATCGACGATATCAAGGGCGTTCTGAACGGCGGGCAGGCTGGCGATGCTTATCGGGCGCCGGTCGAAGATCAGTCACCGGTCGGCAACCCTCCGCTTTTCAAACGCCGCGCCGGTCTGGATGCGCTGGTCATGGGGGCTCGACTCTGATGCAGCTCACCTGCTCAACCTGTAACGGCGAAGGTGCCATCTACAAGTCCCGATACGGCGGCAACGATCCTGATGTCTGGAAGGATCGGAACTGCGAGGCATGCAACGGCTCTGGCAATCAGATCTGCGAAGCTCGCGGCTGCGATGAGCTGGCCGTTGCCTTCAATGACGATGGCGAGGCGCTTTGCGAGGATTGCCTGCTCGAATGGACGGTCTCCGAGTTCGCGATGGAGGAATACGATGTCTGACATCGCAGCCGACATCGCCTCCCGTCTCGAAGACCTCCGCCAGCGCGAAGCCGCGCACCGCGAGAAGAGCCTTCGCCGGATCGACGCCATCAACAAGGCCGTCACGCTCGTCCTCACCTTGGCCGCCGTCGGCGGTCTCACCATCCTCTGCGCAAACGGTTTGGAGCAGCAGCTCAAGACCAGCGCGCTCGATTGCCAGGAGGCATGCGTCAATGTCCGGTAACCGACTTGATCACGGCCACGCCTTGAAAGGCCATCACTCCAAGACCTACAGCGCTTGGAAGAGCATGAAGCAGCGATGCTTAAATTCTGAAAGCTCATCGTACGAGAATTATGGCGGGAGAGGCATAACGGTTTGCGCCAGATGGATGAAGTTTGAGAACTTCCTCGTCGATATGGGCGAGCGGCCAGATGGGGCAACTCTTGACCGCGTAGATAACCAGCGCGGCTATTTTCCAGAAAACTGCAGGTGGGCGGACAGCAAGACCCAAAGCAGGAACAGGCGAACTAGTCGACCAGTCGTAAGAAGTGATGGCGCATCATTCGAGACTATAGCCGAAGCAGCCGAAAAAACTGGATCCACCCAAATGGGCATCTGGCACTCGTGCACTGGCAGACAGCACACCCACAACGGTTTTGGCTGGAGGTATGCGTGATGGCAGAAGTAGAGTTCAACATCGCCCGCCAGGCAGAGGCCGCCAAGCGCCTGATGACCAATCTCCGTTCTCAGGGCGTCGATGACGATCAGGAACTGGTCGCCGACACGATCGAGGGCGAGACCTCGCTTATTGAGGCCATCACCGCCGCGCTTGCTGAGATCGACGAATGCGACGTGCATATCGTCGGCCTCAAGGCCAAGGAAGCCGAGTTCGCAGAGCGCCGCCGCCGTATGGAAGAGCGCGCCGACCGCATCAAGGCGACGATCGAGCAGGCGATGATCGCCACAGAGCAGGATAGCTTCCGACTGCCGACCGCAACGCTGACGCTGACGAAGCGCGCCCCCGGCCTGATCGTCACCAACGAAGCCGATATCCCGACCAGGTTCTGGATCGAGCAGGAACGCCCTGCCCCGAAGCTCGACAAGAAAGCTCTCAGGTCCGCTCTCGACGAAGGCACCATTCCCGGCGCCACGCTCGATAACGGCAGCCGATCCCTTTCCGTCCGGAGGAAGTAACCCATGAACGCATTGACCCGCTACGACATGACGCCGAAGCAGATTTCGCTCGTGAAGAACACGGTGGCGAAAGACTGCAACAACGAAGAATTCGACTTGTTCTGCGAAGTCGCTCGCGCCAAGGGGCTGGATCCGTTCCTGGGCCAGATCATCCCGATGGTCTTCAACAAAGACAAGGCCGACAAGCGCAAGATGACGATCATCATCAGCCGCGACGGCCAGCGCGTCATTGCGCAGCGCTGCGGCGACTACCGGCCTGCGAGCAAACCGGCGATCTACGAAACCGACAAGGCGATGATATCGCCGATCAACCCGCAGGGTATCATCTCGGCGACGACCTTCCTGTGGAAGCAGGACCCGAAGTCTGGCGAGTGGTACGAAGTCGCTGGGCAGGCATTTTGGGAAGAGTTCGCGCCCGTCTCTGACGAGTGGGTTTACGATCAGGAAGCGGGCAAGCGGAAGCCATCGGGCAAAAAGACGCTCGACAGCTCCGGCAACTGGTGCCGCATGCCGCGCCTGATGATCGCGAAATGCGCCGAGATGCAGGCTCTTCGCGCTGGCTGGCCTGAGCAGTTCACGGGTCTCTACGACGAGGCCGAGCTCGACCGCGCCAAGGTTCTGGACATGACGGCAACCGAGATCGTCGAGCAGGACCGCCAGGACAACCGCATGCGCGCGATCGGCGGCAAGGATTCGATCACGGTCTGGTGGGAAGACGGCTTTGCGCTCGAGAATATTCCTGACGGCCAATTCGTCGATCGCGTCATCGAGCACCTGAAGACCACGCACCCGGGCAAGATCGCCAAGTGGCAGGACACCAACCGTGCCGCCCTGCAGATGTTCTGGGCTCGCCATCCGGGCGATGCTCTTGCGCTGCGCAAGAGCATCGATGCGGCGATCGCCAAGGCGGCTGACGACAAGAAGGTACTCGAAACCGTAGCGTTGGCGGGCGGATGACCATGACACAGCAACGCCAGCGCTTCATCCTCATCAACGACCGGGTGCGCGACAACGCGTTGGCCGCCATCGCTGCTGCTGAGGAGGGCAGCACCGTGGCGCTCGGCCCTCAAACCCGCAGCGGGGACCAGAACGCCAAGTTCCATGCCATCTGCACCGATATTGCTAACTCACAGATGAAGTGGGCAGGGAAGCGCCGGTCTGCGGAGGAATGGAAGGTTCTACTGGTATCCGGTCACACAGTCGCGACCGCCGGAGAAGTAGAAATCGTTCCCGGTCTTGAGAATGAATTCGTCAACATCCGCGAAAGCACGTCTCGCATGTCAGTTGGGCGCGCTGCCAGCCTAATCACCTATGCCATCGCCTTTTGCGACACCAACGGCATCCACCTGACAGAGACGATCCGCGGTGGGTTCCACGAAGGCGCGAACGATCGGAGGTCGGCATGATCAACTGGCAGACCACCGCCGCAAGCGTCGTCGCTGAGGTTGATCGCAACCTCCCGGCTGATGCCGACATTGCCACCCGCAAGCGTGCCTTGCGTGCCGCTCGTCCTTGGGAGTTCGCCTCGACGAGCTGGGGCCGCAAGGTATGGGCAAAGCACTCCCGAAAATACCTCGAAAAGTTCGGCCTGCCGCCTTTGAAGGCGAAGGCTGTCGAAGATCACCTGTCTCCGCTTGAGCGGATGATGGCAAAGGCGAAAGGTGAAGCATGAGCATTCAGCCCCTCCTCGAACAATCATGGCAGACGCTTCTCGACAGAGACGATCGAACCAGCCCCGCCGAATACCCGGACATGTGCCTGATCACTCGCGAAGAGCTTCAGCAATTCCTCGTTGATGCTTCGTCCAACTGGAAGCAAACACGAAACCACGGCATCTGCATTGAGGAGTCGCGCGAGATCGACAGCGGTAGCGTCATGGGCTTCTTCGCCCGTGGTCACCACGACGCCTACAAATTCGCCGAGGCCTGCAACGATTATACTGGCGCCGACCCGTATTATGACCGCCGCCATGTCAAGGCTGAGGATTGCCGGCAAGAATGGTGGCGTACCGTTCCTGTGAGCGGCGAACCGGGCGTTTCCGCCTATCACAATGCCGAGCCGCATTCTCGCGGGGCCTTTGCTGTGACGGTTACGCACGTCGTCGAGGACCGCGAGCGCAAAGAAACGCAGCGGTGGATCGACGAACACCACAAGGGTCGTGCCGCCGGTTTCGCCGACGGACTAAATTGGGCGTTGCGCCAGCTCGACCGCATCAATGCGGACGCTGGCGAAGAGCTGCTTCGTCGCTACCGAGAGCAGGACAATAAAGGCGGTGCAAAATGAGCAACCGTCAGCAACGTCTCGCCGCCCGATCATTCGAGCGCAAAGGCCTGAAAGGTGACTGGGGTCTATGGCGTGTCACCAACCTGCCGGACGGCATTCCCGGTGGCAATGGCTGGTGCAAGGAAGTCCGCCATGCTCAGGCCAACAATCTTTATGTCGTCCTGATCCGACCATTCCTTGATGAAAAAGGCAATCCGGTCGTTCATTTGGCGATCCGCACGGCGTCAAACCTTGAGCCGCCGTGGCGCGACATGCAGCGCATCAAGAACGAAATCTGCGGCGAAGAAGCGACAGCCATCCAAGTCATGCCGCCGTTGTCGGAACTCGTCGATGAAGCCGACATGTATCACATGTGGGTGCTTGATGACCGCCTGCCCTTCACTCTAGCTTATCGGAGAGCAGCATGACCCGCACTATCTCAGTCTCCAGTCACACCCGCCGTCTCCCTGAAAAGGCACCCGCCCCCTTCGCCACCCTTATCGAAGCCCGCCGCCGTTCTCTGGCAGCAAAGTACGGCATTGAACTGGTGGAGACAGATGATCCAAGGCTGAAGGCACCGATACCCGCCCCGGTTCACGGTCCCGGCCGCCGTCCGCTGATCGAGATCGCCGGCCAGCTGCTCGCACTCGCGAAGACCGCAGCCCGCATCGGGAGGCACTGATGAAGCGTCAGGAGTTCTCAGGAAAGGTCCGCGCGCAAGCCTTCGCCCGTTGCGGCGGCAAATGCGAGAAGTGCGGCGCGTGGCTCAAGGTCGGCGCCGGGGAGTATGATCACATCATCCCCTACTATCTCACGCAGGATTCGTCGCTCGACAACTGCCAGGTCTTGTGCGTGCCGTGTCACCGTGGAGCCGGAGCGAAGACCGCCAACGATCAGCGCATCATTTCCAAGGTGAAGCGGGTGAAGGCCAAGTTCGACGGCACCTTCCAGCGCGCCGGTAGCTTCCAGAACCGTTTCAAGAAGAAGATCAACGGTGATGTCATCGACACTCGCACAGGGGAGATTGTTGGTCGATGACGCTTCCTTACGAAAACAGCACGTCCGGCCGATCGGCAATGGACGATATTCGCAAGACCATTCAGGCCTTCGGCTGCTCGAAGTTTGCCCCGATGGAAGACTTCGACGAGGGCAAGGTCATCATCCAGTTCGAGTATCGCGGCCGTATGGTTCAGGTATCTGCCAGCGCCAAGGGATATGCTGCGGCCTGGCTTCGACAGAACCCGCACACGCCGCGGATGCGCAAGACCCGCATTGAGCATGAACGCGCAGCCTTGGCAAAGGGGCAGGTGGCCGTCTGGTCGATCCTCAGAGACTGGATCAAGGGGCAGCTCACCGCGATCGAGACGGGAATCCTGTCGTTCGAAGCCGCATTCCTCGGCCAAATCCTTCTGCCGACCGGCGAAACCATCCACGATCGCATATCGACGCAGGGCCTTCTTCCAGCGCCGATCACTACCGAGGAGAACAGCCGATGAACGAGACAAACGAAATCCGATCCATCGGCTCCCAGATGGCGAACATCATGTACAATCTATCGCAGGGCGCCAGCCTGCCGGTAGAGACGCGAGACCTGATGCGGGAGATGCATCAGCGCTGGGATGCGGCGATTTCTGCTGACAGGGGGCCACCGCCCCAGTCACATGTGATGGGGAGTGAGGCAGAGAAAATCGCCCTGCTCGAAGAGCAGATTGCGGGCCTCGAAGACGAGCTTGACGAGGCGCGGCAGGTGCCTTGGCCTGAATGGTCAATCAAGATCCTC